CCCTCTTGCATAGTCATACCCACCAAGTCTTGCAAGTCAGTTGGCATTTCGCCCCCAGCAAACTTTATTCGTGAAGCAATCGCCCCAAGACCGTCATCACCTCGCATAAACCACATATCTTCAGGCAATAAATTCTTACTGATGTAAGAAGTAATGTTGTTCACTCGATGCTCGAAATCTGCCCTTGTCTGATGGCTTAGGTATTTACGACCTTGCAAAGGTTCGTTCACATTGCAATAATGGTGGGTATATTCATAAACCCTGTCCTTTTCATCTTCCGTTGAAGCAATCCAATTCTTCGCCGCAACATCAATAAGGGTTTTATCAGCAACCTTTCCGCTTCCTTTATCCCACACCGCTTTATCCCTGCGCTCTTGCGTATAGGCTTCAGGACTAAACCCATTGCCAAGTTTGCTTAACTTCTTCAAATCGCGGGCAAGCTTAGCAGCTTCCAGCTTTGATACCTCGTTATTTAGTGCATCAGCCTTGCTTTGAAGTTCTGCAATCGTTGCATTGTTCCCAAGTAGGGATTGAAGTTCAGATACAAGTTGCTTTACCTTTGCACTCTTTGTCTTTTGAGCAAAAGAGAATGAATGACTAATACTTGCTTCAATTTCTTGCTTATCAATCTTGTATTGAACTTTATCAAGGTGCATCTTGTAGGCATCTTGCGCAACGCCCCAAGTCTTGTATTTTGTTTGTGCGCCATACTTGTCTGTGCCAAAGTACTCTTCCGCTTCAAACTTCAACTTCTTTGATTGTTCTTGCAATGTCAAGCCATCCCAGGAAGCAAGTTTCTTTTCAACGGCACTATATACACCTTTGAGTTCATCAATCGTAAACTGCTTGTGCCACTCGTGTACATTCGGGATAATGCTATAAAGGGCTTCTTCCTGCTTCTGCATTTCCCCAATAACCTTTTCAACCTCCTTGGCAATAGATTGCATCTTACCGACATCCCCTGCATCAATGGCGTTTTGCAAAGCGGAATAATCCACCTCGCCATAATCCATGGCTATGTCAAGAATGCCCTGTGCCTCTTGCTTGATAAGTGCGTGCTTATGCCTTCTTTCATCCCAACGATTTTGAATGGCTTTCACCTGCTCAGGGGTACGGTTATTATGCCTTATTTCCGCCTTTTCAAGCAGTGTTAGAGGCTTCTCTTCCTTAACGTATACTAATCCTTTCGATAAATCACCATCAACAAAGTTGTCCTTGATGAAATAGGGCGTCGATGCCCAATTCGCCTGCTTCGTCTCGTTCTCCGCCACCCAATCTTTGAAGCCGTCGGGAAGCTCTGTGACCTCATTCTTAGCCGATAACTTGCGGTACTCAGCGCCTTTCAGCGCGCTCTTGAGGTCAGACAACTCTTGCTTGTCAAAGTCGTCTTCATCCATAAGGATAGCCGTGGCGTAGCACAAGCATTGGGGGTGCCACCCCTTGAACTTAAACCACTTGGGGTATTTGCCGACAAGACGCTCGCAAAGGATGCACTTGCACTTAGGCTCATGGTTAGAGCGGTGTACCTCAAAGCCCACGACAAAGTCAAGCTGTTGCCATCGTAGGTGGTCAGCTTCACGGTACGCCATGTTAATCTCCGAGCGGGTCAGCCTCATGGCGTTCTTATAGCTACTTCTGTACACGCCCTGCCCAGGGTGGAAAGCCTTTGCCACCTTGGACAACTGCAAATTCCCCCTCTTGTCACGCACACGGCGGAACAGCCGGTTGGGGTCTTGCAAATTCTGTCGCAAATCCCGTGACAACTGCGCCGCACTCCGCCCCTCTCCAAGACCCACATCAAGACCAAGCTCAATCTGCGCCTTGTACTGCTCCGTGTACTTCCATACACGGTCGGAGAGGCTCATCCCACCGACCTTGCGAGCCTGAAACGACTGCAAAGCGTCCAAGTTGCGGTCTTGCAGCTTCTGCAAGCGCCCCTTGGTTAGCTTCGTAGTGTCAATGATAGACGCTATGAACTCATCGTTCTTGTGGCATGCAAAGAGCCACTGACGGCGTGACCCTGTTTCAATTACCGCCTGCATCTTGCTTGCAAGCCCCTTGACGACCTTTTGCAGTTGCGCCTTGGCCTTCGGGTAGTCGTCAAAGTCAAAAGGCTTGTCAGGGTCGTAGTTCTCCTTGTGGGCGACCTCTGCAATGTCACTCGTTGCCTTGTCAAATAAGGCGTTCACGGCTCGTGTGTAAGCCGTTGTCGTCTTGTAGTGCGCTGCGTCAAAGCCCTGAAACGAAAACGCCTTTGTCTTCTGTCTTTTAGCCATTCTTCCTTAGCGTGAAATGCTCACATTGCAGGTCTTTGAGGAACTTGATAAACCGCCCCTCATGATGATACTTGCAGCGGCACATGAAAAGCTCCCCTTGCCAATTCTTCTCTTGCCAATCATACGAATGTTGGCAATCTCTGCACCTGTACAGCGGTGCTTCGGCTGACCTCGCTACCCTCTTTGCCATTATGCGTCGATTACAGGCTCGCCGATGACAAACGAATTGTCCGCGTTCGCCTCCTCTTGTATCTGCTCAAAGTCCTTTTCGGGGTCTTGCGTCAGATTTGCACCCTTCACACTCGCCTTTTGAGACACAAGGGGCTTGTTGCCATTCGCCGAGAGCCACATATTGATTTCGTCAATCTCATTGGTCAGCGTGTATGGCGTGATTTCAGGCTCAATCTCCAATGCGTCTGCATCATTCTCCAGGGTCGTATTGAATTGCCCCACAAAAGCCTTAATGACGTTCACACGGCGTTGCAGATACTCGTCAAACACCTCCTTTTTGTCCTGCACCTTGAGGTGTGCATCCATAAAGAGGAGTTTCAATGCCGTACCACTGATTGCGCCAATGCCCTTGACGCTCTCAAAGCTCACATCAGGGGTCTGCGAGATAGTGTAAATCATGCGCAAGAGCGTTTCAATCTCCAGCTTCACACTCTCAGGGGCATTCTGCCACGATACGTAGCTCATGGTAGCGCCCTCTTCGCCCTCAATTACCGCACCAGCTTCACCCTTTTTGCTCCACCCGTTAATCTGACCGGTCACGAAAATCTTAGGGCTTGCGTGGTAGTCGTTGGTGTCGGCGAAGTTGGACAACAGCTTTTCCAAGCGGTCAATCAAGCTATCTACATCCTGCGTCTCAAAGTGGTCTTGATAGCCATACACAATCGGGAGCTTGCCAATGGCAACGCGCTTAGGATAGCCATCTACCACCTCATAGCCTCCCGACCCATTGACCCACAACCAATGCTCATCTGCGGTGTACGTCTCAAAGTAGTCAAAGCGCTGCTTGTCTGAACCAACGTGGGTGTAAGCTCGCGAAAAGGCGATAAGGTCGCCCGTGGTGTCAAAGTAGGGATATAGCGTGTCGCCAAACATTGGCGAAAACAGCGCGCACCGTAGCTTAAACTTAGTTGGGAAGCCATAGGACTGATGCGCCTTGGGCTTCTCCTGTGCGTACCACAGCTCCGCACACTCCTTGAAGCCATAGACGGCGCGTGCTATCTTTCGATTGAGGGAGGTGGTCTTGTTGTCGTACAGAATGCGAGTGACCGCCTTTAGCACAGCTTCCTGCCCCTCGTTGTAGGGGGTGGCGTTGTAGGCAACGGGATTGCCGAACGTGAACGATACAGCGCGGTTGATGATTAGCTTCTGCAACGCCACGGCAACGCGTGCGACCTTTTCAATGCGTGTATAACCGCCATCTGCACCCGTGTCGATTACTTTACCCCCTGCGTCGCCTGGATTGTCGACGCGCACCATCTTGTCAGGGCGCAAGAATTGGTTGTTGACGTCGTGCAACTTCGGGTCAATGGCTTTGCGTGCCTGCTCTGCGTCAGGCTGAGCCGTGGTGCGCTTACTTTTCAGCTCGGCAATAATCTCGCTTGTCGTCTTGCCTGCAAATAACTCCTCTAATGGCATATCTTACTCTGTTTTATAGTGACATATCTCTATCTACCGAATAAGCCCGCCACGTTGTCTGTCGTCGCCTTGGCTTTTCGCTTCTCAATCGTTCCTGTAAGGGCATCGGGTGCGTCATCGTGGGGGTTCTTCCCGACCTTCATGTAGCCGTTGATGGCTGACGCAAATTCGGGGAACAGCTTTGTCCACCCCAGGGGCATAAAGGTGAGATTCTGCACAGCGGCTGAATTGACGTTGATGCGCACCTCCTTGTTGTCTTTCTGATGAAACCACTTGAACTTAGTCTTGGCGTTGCCCAACAACCTGCACTGACGCTCCACCGAGCGTTGGAAGCCACGACCGCCGTTGTTGCTTTCCACCACACACTCCTGCACAAGGTGCTTCGTCAGCATACTTGCAAGTGTCGGCTCTGTGTACTCCATAGGCTTTTGAGTGTACAGCACGTCCACAAGGTAGTTGCCAATCTCCGTCTCGTCGTAGATGATGGCGCACAGATAGTCAGCACCCGTGTCGGCGGTGTCCACATACGCCTTTCGTATGCAGTACTTTGTGGCGGGTCGTATGTTGTATTCCGTAAATCCAGAATCATACATCAGCCCCTCGCTTGGCTTGGGGTCTTGCTGATACAAGCTATCAAACACATGGGGATTGCGCTTTCTGATAGCCTCCAGCTTCTCAAGGTTGTGTCGCTCTTCCCACAACGCCTCTCCCTCTTGTCGTGGGTCGTAGTCCGTTGGCGCGCCCTGCTTGATAGCTTGGTAGATGACGACCACCCAGCCGTTGGGATTGTCCGTTGGGTGGTACTCCCCCTGCTGTCGTAGCAACGTGCCTGCAAGGTCATCTTCGTGCCAGCGTGTAAACACTATCAGCTGTTGCGAGTTGTTGTGCAGACGCGTCTCTGCCACCGTGTCATACCAATCCGAAACGCCCTCGCGCACCGTGGACGACCACGCTGTTTTAGCGTCCTTGTAGATGTCATCCATGATTAGCACGTCCACAGGCTCACCCGTGAGCGCACCGCCCACGCCAACGGTCTTGAAACCACCCAAATGCCCGACAATCTCACACTCATCAGCGTTGCGAAGCCAAGAGCCTGCAACAGTGGTCACGTTGCTTGAATTGAGGTGCGTTTCAGGGAATATCTCTTGATATTCGGGCGTGTCGATGATACGCTGTATCTCGCGGTTGAACTTGCGAGCCTTTGGAGCGTTGTAGCTCACAATGGCAATACGCGTGTCAGGGCGCTCACCCAGGATGAAAGAGGGCAAACGGCGGGTACTCCCCTCGCTCTTCCCATGCTGCGGGGGCATAAACACCATAAGCTTCTTAATCTCCTTGTGTGCAAACCTTGTAAGCACCCCATAATACCGCCTATGGAAGTCAGCAGGGTCAAAGGTGGGCATCGTGGAGAGAGTAAAGCGCAAAAGGTCAGTGCGTGATTCACGCACCAACCTCTCCTTCAATGCAAGCATGTATTTCACCCTCTCGTCTCTGCTCATTACCGCTTAAACAAATACTGCAAAAAGGCGTAGTGTCTTCGCCACTCTGTATATCCTGGTGTGTACTGATTGATGTACGCTTCCCGCTCAAAGCTTATGTTGAAATACGCCCTGGTGGCATCGCCACAGGCGACCCAGCGCACAAGCCACTCCAGGGCATAAAGCAGGTAGAATGGTAGATACCCCAGCTCCTGCATCTGCTTGGTGTGGATAGTCTCGTGCCGTATCATCACCTGCCACGCTGCTTCGCTCTCAAACACGCGGTCTTTCCTGACGAACAGCACGCCAAACAGATTGACCGCTTCAAATCCCTTGAAAGGGATGATGTTACTTCGGACTACCTTCATCGCTCTACTCCTTTAACTTGCTTTCCAGCTTCTCAATCTCCTTGTCCAGCTCGTCATCTGACATGCCCTTAAACAGCTCCTTGCCATCCTTGCCGACAACCTCCATCGTCTGTCGATTTCGCCATCTTGTGGGGTCTCCGTTTGCAAGCGTGAAGATGATTGCAGCGGTGTCGGGCTGGATATGCTTCTTGGTCGTTGTCTGCTCCTTGATGGTGGGCTTCTTCTCATCCCCCTTCGTCGGCACGGTCACGACCTTTGTCTCCGTCACATCATAGCCCTGTATCTTCTTCAAGAGTGACTTCCTTGCCTCTAAGACAAAGTACTGCATTCGTGCCTCGTGGGCTTCGTCAATCGCCTGCCTGAACTCCTCGTACTCATCTTTCCAGCGGTGGAACGAAGCGGGCGAAATGCCGACCTGCTGGCAAATCTCCGCAATGGTGTAAGTATCGGACTTGATTAGCCCGACAATCTGCTCAACAGTCTTCTTGGAGTACTTCGCCATAACCAACGCCCTTTTATGGGTACTTTTATCTCAATTATCTAACCTCGCTACTCCTTTATTTCACACTTGAAGCCCCTCCCCTCCAGCTCATTGAGTAGCATTGAGAGCTTCGTGAGGTCTTTGCTTGATACAATCAAGCGGGCTTCTTCATCCTCCTTTGGGGCTTCTTCTTCCTCCTCCTCTTCTATTTCGGACAAGGTAACGCCCCAATCTTCGGGGTCAAACTGAAAGCCATCTGCACAGAGCTTGATTTGCTCCTCGTCCCATGCAAGATTAGCTTTACTCGTGGCGTTGTCTGCAAGAGCCAGCTCACGCCCAACTTGGCTGTCAAGGTCTACATCATTGCGCTTGACGGCAACAAGCGTATGCCCGTCAGTCTCCACAATGACAACCTTCTCAAATCCAAGCTCCCCCGCCTTTTCGGTGGTCTTGTTGCCAGCTATGATGCGGTTGTTCTTGTCCAGCAGTATAGAGCGTCCAAGCCCGAACTTTCGGAGGCTCTCATCCATAAGATGCTCCCCGTACTGCGTTCCCTTGTTGAAGTTGTGGTTGTCGGGGATTAGCTGCTCAATGCTTGTCTCTATTACTCGCGCCATAGTCTGCTATTGAGTGATGATGTGCCACAGCTTGACGGTCAAAGAGTATGCAAGAGAGCCGAGGATGCAACCGAGGATAGTAGCCACAAGGGAATACACCATCTTTCCTGAAAAACGGTACTCATCGTATGGGTGTCTATCGACATGTGCAAGCATTCGCACAACGCCCCTGGCGCGCTCTACCGTGTAGACTGCAAAAGACCTTACACGTGAGAGAGAAGAAGCCCCCTTGAATACATTTTTGCCTGATAGGAAAACAGAGGGTTGGGTGCTACCCGAAGCAACACCCAACCACACCTGACCCCCAAACACAAGCGAAATCCGCTCACTCAAAGATAGCTTCCAACAAGATACACACTGCATGCCGTCACTCCACACAGGGAGAGCGGCGCACTCATCGGCAGTCATATCAGACGACCTTTGCAGTACCTTCGTGGACTGCTTGAAATCTATTGGCTTCATAGCTTAAAATCGCTTGTATCTTGCATCATACAAAGATACCATTTATATCACTATAAAACACGCTTTTCCATAGAAAGTTAGCCTTTATTTATGCACCCAACACTCGCCCGAATTGGGAGACCCGCGAAGCTCCAAGCGAGTAGTGCGGCGTCGCGCTCATCTTGGTTGCTTCTCTTGTTGAAGCCCGTGAAGTAGGCAAGCTCTTGGCGCGTTATCTTGCCGTCAGCTCCCCGCCAACATTTGCGAAGAGGAACGTGTGCAAACGTCTCCACGCCCATATGATTGCACATTTCAATAAGCTTGCACCCTGTCTCATGGTTGCGCCCAACATCATAGCCCTTGGATGCTGACCTTGCTCTTCGCTCTGTCTTGGTGATATGCCAATTGCCTTTTATCATCCAAGCAGCTTCCACGACAACGATAAGCGACCTTCCCGATGCCTCACAACGCTCTTTCTGCTCGCGAATGTAGTCCACGGCGATGGGGAATGCCAGCCTTGTTGCGTCAAGCTCTTTGGTGGATGGGCATAAAATAGCAACGCCCGAATGCTCAACATCCGGGTCAATTGCTATAATCACATCATACTTCTTCATTCTTAAAACGGCAGGTCATCGCCGACTTGTGGCACGGGCGCTGGCGTTGGCTGTGGTGGCGCTGAATTGCCCTTTGCTGGCGCTGTTGGTGATGCCTGCTGTGGGCTTGCGTCCATCTTGCTTCCGCACAACTGCACCTCCGATGCATTCACATTGATTGCCACCTGTTGCACTCCCTGCTTGTCGGTGTATATCTTAGAGCGAAGGTTGCCACGCACAAAGACCTTAGCACCCTTTTTGAGGTAGGCAAACAGACCTCCGCCATCGCCATACCACAAGGCGCTTACCCACGTAGTGACATCGGCGCGGTTGCCTTGCTCATCCTTGGCGTACTCCGTGGTGGCAACACTCAGTGCCACGTACTTCTTACCGCCAAACTCCTTGATTTCGGCATCACTTCCAAGATTGCCGATTAACTCTGCTTTTAACATTTCTTTCTATCGATTAAAGTCTACATAATAGTTCATTTGACCCCAGCCGCCATTGGCTCTGATACGGCTTACCTCCAGGTGTCCGAACTCCTCCATCAGCTCATCATCAACCTCTGTGATTTCGCCATCTGAATAGTTCGCAATGTCGTAGGTCTTGTGCGCCCTCGTTGCTCTGATGATGCCCGATTCGTTGCGCTTCATTCCGACAATCCAATCAACTGCACCCTCAAGGGTCAGCCCGTCGGGAATGTCCACAGCCTGCAACCAACATGTTGCATCACCAAGCATCTGTGTTGTCTGCTCTAATGTCATACACTCTTTGCCTTCTTCGTTTCATCTGCTTTGACGTAGCCCCTGCGAATCCACTCCGACATATCCCAAAATTCGCGGTAATCCGAGTTATTGAATCCGTTTGTCTTTGGCTCTATACCCCCGTTTTTGATTAGCTCATAGCGGGCATCACGCATCATCTTTGCTCGCAATGATTCGGCGTTGATTTTGGCGGCACTTCTCGCTGCGTCACCAAGGCTTTTATCTCGCTTTATCTTGCTTCTGATAGATTCTTCGTTCATGTCATGACCGCACTCTGCGATATACATGCGTATCGCCGCGGACATCCCGACACCCTCGCTTTGTATGATTTCAAAGACCCTGTCGACGGCATCATTTGGGATGACATTTTTCCCTCCAAGCTTTGCAAGGTGAGCTTTGTACTCCTTCATATGCGCCACGGCTTTGTATATCTGCTCTGCCGTGAACGCGGGGTAATCGCCGGCAACCGCTTTGACCGCCTGCATGATGGGGAGACCATCATTGATAAAGGCACTCAAGACCTCTTCACGCGCGGTTGCCGGCACTCGTTCCTTTGCCATGGTTAGTAGCGCCTGTTGTGGAGAGCAGGACGCGATTCGTTGTACTTCATCTTCTCCTCGATGTAAAACCACAGGTCTATGCCCATCGCCGCTGCCCATCCAAAGCAGTAGTCCATTGCGAAGAGGATGCGACGCTCAATGCAGATGTCATTACGAACAAGACCCTTGACAAGCCCCAGCGCGTTCTCTGTGACCTCAAACTTCGCGAAGTCACGAATGTAGTTGCAGGGGTTGAGCTTGTTGAAGTCTACACCCAGCGAGCCGGCGAGGTCAGCAAGGCGAATGACAACATCTGCAAGCTCCGTAGGCACTGTTCCCTCAAGGTACATTTCATACGTCTCCTCCCACTTGTCTGTTGCCCCCCTGGTGGGTGTTTTAGGGTTGATGATGTCCTTGTAGAGAAGCTCACTTGCTTTGCTTAGGGTCTTGCCCTTTCTGTCAGCCTGCACCAGCTCACAAATCTCTGTCTGAATGAGCATCACATAATGCTCTGTGCTTCGCCGCACATTCCAAAAGCCCTTATTTACGGCGTTTTGGTGCGCTCTTAATGATAGTTCGTTTCTTGTCATACGTGTTAAGTATTTACGATTTCTTTAACCTATTCCCTTGATGTGTTAAGCATTTGGCGTTTTGCTTTACCTTTTACTGCACAGATGTATCATGGCGAACACCAAAAAGGCAATGCAGATGATAATCACCCAAATGCAGATGCCTTGTATCTGCTCCTCTCTGTGGAGCTGGTCTACAATGAAGTCGTCCATGGTTATTTCCTGCTCCCGTCTTCTATCGCCTTGATAAGGGCGTTTCTGTGGTATTCTATGCAGGCGTCCATTGCGCCTGCAAGGTCGCTGTAACACCCCTTGAAGTCATCTTCATCAGGCGTCATGATTGAGTAAGAGCCTCCCGAGCATTCAATCTCGTAGTAGCCTATCTCCGTCTGCGTGAAGTACGCCCCGTTTTTGTCATATCGAGCGAAGTGCAACGTGACGTTGCTCTGTATGTAGTCTTTGATGTCGTTGAGTGTCATATCCATCAGTCCATCCACTCTATGTCTATCGATAAATCCACAAGGACATCTTTCAGCCCACGTAGCTTGTAATTCACATCGTCATTGACCTGCGCACCGCGACCTGTAAGCCACTCACCAGCGTCCTCCGTGATTTTGATAAGCTCCTTCACATCGTCAATCACCAACTCAAGATGACCGACAATGGCGTCAATCTGTTCTCTCTTTGTCATAGCTCTTTTTACTTATGTATATACTTCATTCTCTGCTCGTGCAGCTGTCTTTTAAGCACGTCAACTATTGCTTTAAGCCTGGCGACTTCTTCGCGATGTTCGCGCGCTGCTTTCTTTGCTTCCTTTCGCTCTCTGATAAGCTCCAGGATTGCCGCTGTGAGAAGCACTGCGAGAGTGCCGGTGGCGACAATAAAGAGGTCTAATAACTCGTGTACGTTCATGTTTTTCTCTGTTGGTTGTTATAGTTTGCAGTAGTAGCCACCTCCCATCTTGACATAGCCCATAAGCTTCATGACCTCATCGCGGGTGTCGTTAAGGGTTTGGTACACACCCTTGCACCCTGGACTTAGATAGGCTTCAACAAGGGCATCCCAACGGTCAATGATTGGCTTGTAAAATGGAAATGCTTCAACGACCTTTTGAAGCTCCTCTTTTGTGACCTCCCCATAGTTTACCAGGTCGTAGCACCTTGAAAAGTCATCACAATCATGCGGCGAATCAAAGCCACCGTAACAACTATCCCCGTCGCGTGCAACGCCCATTAAGGCGCACCACATAGTTCTTGATGATACGCCAACGTGGCGCGTGCCTATCCATTCCAGCATCTTAGTCTTGTTCATACTCGTTTTGTTTTATAGTAACACTTATTTAGTTATAATTTAGATAGCCACTGCTCGTATATTTGATGTGCGACCTGCGCCATCATGATAGGTGGCACTGACATACCACAGATGTAGTGAGGCGATTGACCTGCAAAGTCATAATCCTGCGGGAAGGATGATATGCAGCACACCTCACTCTTGCCGAGGTATCGGGGTTGGTCAAATAGGATTAAACATGACTCCTTGCCCGCGAGTGTTGGGCAAATGCGGTCAGAGTACACGTATGCTTGATTGAAATTTCCGACTTTCCCATACATGCGCTGATTGGCGTCTGATTGATTCGTGTCCCCATGTTCCCTGTTCTCCCAAAGAGTACGCACGACCTTTGATGTCGCTTCTCGCCCTGAATAATCCGCCACCTCACCGAATGGTATCGCTCTCTCGTTAAACTCCAGCTTCAACAATGGAAGCTCCTCAAAAAGGCTCGCTTGATACAAGAATGGCGCTGCAAGGTCTTTGCGTAGGCAGACGAAAAACACGCGCTCTCTTCGTTGTGGTAGCCCCATATTCTGCCCATCGAGCAGCCAATGTTGGCAATAGTAGCCTGCATCCTCAAACGCCTCACGAATGCGGCGCACATAGTCCTTTGCTTCTCCGACAAGCAAGCCTTTCACATTCTCCGCAACCACAACCTTTGGTTGCAACTTCTTAGCCAGGTCAATGAAGTCAAAGAAGAGCGTATCAAGAACCTGCTCTGCCTGTCCTTCGCGAAAGTGCTTTAGCTTCCCCCAAGCATCCTCACGACTTCCAGCCATTGAGAACGTAGAGCAAGGAGGAGACCCGTCAAGAATGTCAAGGTTGTAAAGCTCTTCGGGCAGGTCGTCTCTTAGCTTGAACTCTTGTATTGGCTCTAAGAATGGATATTTGGGGTCGTGATTCTTGCAATACGCGTACATCATTCGGTGGTCAATCTCGTTGCACCCGATGACATCAAAGCCCGCGAGCTTATACCCCATCGTAGACCCCCCCCCACATGCGAAGCAAGAGAACACTTTTCCCTTGTCCTTTGTAAAGTTGGCATCCGCCAACGTCCATCTGTAATTAAACTTCATCTATCTTGTTTTATAGTGATATATTTTACCCAAAGGTAGTGGTTATTTTGGCGCGATAGTCACGCGCTTAATATCCGGTCTACCCTCTCCGCCATCCCACGAAAGAATGCGTTGTATTTGAACTCGTTGTTGTACTCGTTGAGGATGCGTATAACCGAGGTGCGCTCCCTGTTGATGAATCGCCCGATGTCCCACAACGTCATACCCTCAAGCCGACAATGGTGCGCGAACATCATACGGGCAAAGAAGCCGTCAATCTTTCTGCCGCTGGCGCTGTAATCGCTAAGCTTTAGCCCCGTGACCTCATGGATTGCCGATGTAATGCGAATCACGATGTCTTGACATCTGATGACGCTTGATGCAAATAGCACGCTCTTACCGGTGCGAATGGCAAAGTCGTATTCTATGCAAGCCCCTTTGCTATCGCGCCAGCCGTCCATCATGTATATGCAGCTGCATTCGTTCAGAAGCTCCAAATCTCTGCACATGTGCTTTATCCAGGGGGCATCAACGGGAAGCCCATTGTCCCAGGGATTGACCGTATCAAAGCCAAGCCCCTGCAACAGCTCCTCCGCGTCTGCAAAGCGAGAGCGAGCCTCCACAAGGTCAAGCCCACTAATCTGACCACTGATGTACACTTTCATAGCTCTTCGTCTTTAGATGCCCTTACGGCGGTCTCTCCCCTTAATCTCAAAGTAGTTGCACATTTCCACAAGCCGCGATTGCACGCGGTCGCCGTAGTCTCGTTTAAGCGTGTCGCTTGAAATTCTGAGGTTGGATGTGATTAGTGTGAGTTGGTCGGTGCGGTCGCCGCGGTACTCAAGGAGTTGTTGCAGGACATTAAGGCGGTTGCCCATGTAAAGCACCTCTTTTGGCTCTTGCCCGAGGTCTTGGATGCCTATCATTGCGCGCTGCTTGTACCTCTGTATCTCTCCACCCGCAACATACGCCTGGCACACCTCGTCGGCTCTTGTGATAGCCCAAAACAGCGGTCTGTCTACCTCCTTTGCGCCATCGTCAAAGCTGACGGCAAAGCCCATAGCTTGCGAGTAGGCGAGCATCACCTCTAAGCACCAGGACTTGCCCGACCCTGTGTTGCCTGCTATGTAGATGCCACGGTTGAGGTCGCCCGCCTGCTCCTGACCCGTCAAGGGATTCAGCTCCCTCATCGTCTCGTCTCCGTGACACCACTTGATGAAGTTGGTGTAAGCAAATCTATTCTCGTCGTCAATGACGAACTTTGGATTGCGAGACTTGCCGATAGCTTCCACGACCTTCAAGGCATGGTCAAGGTCGTAGTTGTATTTGTACCTGCAAAAGCCTACGAAGCCGCCACGCTCCTTGATGTAGTTAAGTATGCTCGCTATGCTCGTTTGAGTGCCATTCATCGCCATTCGTCATTTATGTTGTTGTTGGTCGTGGTGCGCGCACCGCCATCCCCTCTGCTTCCCTTGTGCCAATTTCGCACGGCTGCTTGCCAATCCTTCATCTTGTTCTTTCCGACAAACCAGCCCTTGGATGTGTAGAAGTCAATGAAGCGTTCGGCGTCGATGTTGTACTCCTTTTCGGCACAATAGGCTTTCACCTCCTCCAAGGTGGGTGGGCAAAACCGCTTAGCGGTCTTTGCACCCTCCTCTTCTTCCGTTTCCTTTCCTTTTATTTCCTTTCCTTTTCTTTTCTTTTCTTTGGATAGCTCTTGCAATGCAATTGCATCATCTTTGCTTTGCACTTGCTCCTCTTGCTGGCGCTGCTTCCACCGCGATGCGGCGGCGGTCTTTCTTCTGTCGGAAATCTCCTTGCGCCGGTCAAGGCGAGCAATCACAGACTTTGACCAAAAATGGCGGGCATCCAGCTTGAAGAGGTCAAAATCCTTGACAACGCTCTCAACCAACTTGCAGTCCACGTGCAATGCAAATGCAATGCTTTTGCATGCCTTGTGTGGTAGCTTGCCGCCCTGCTCGTAGAGTTGCTCTATGACGCACCAAAAGACGCCGACACCTGCAACGCCATGTTCCAAAAGCACCTCTTGTAACTTCGGGTCATTGCGCGCGTTGTAGTCGTGCTGAAAGTAGTATGTATCTTTCATCGCCGTTGGCGCTATCACGCGCACTCTATGACGTCAATAATCTTGGTCTCCTCCACCTGCTCAATGACATAGTCTGATAGCGATGTGGACATAAAGGCATCCACCGCCTGGTGCGCCGTGAGCGCGGACACCGCCTTGACCAGGAAGAGGTGTGCGGTCTTCTTCTCCTTGCCACTCTTCTCATCAATGGTCAGGAAGCTCAACTTGCACTTAAACCACTTGTCTGCATCTGCCTCGTTTGACACAAATACCTCCTTGTAGTTCTTCCGTGCCATAGCGACGACATCCACGCCACCCGTAGCATATTGCACGACCTCTTCCATCGTGACGCGCTCTGCGGTGGCAAACGAATTAGCCTTTACCAAGAACACTTCTGAATCCGCCTTAATAGCGCCGTTGTCTGCTACGCGCTCCAGGCGCGCTTTTACTTGATACCAATTCATGATAGTTGTCTTTTATAGTGATACACTGAATGTTAAAAGGGTGACTTACCAAAGTCCATGGTCAATCCAGCTTCCGCGATGACCACATTCTTACCGGTTAGCTCCATGATGCTCTTCTGAAAGTCACTTGCGTGGCTGTTAGTCGGTGACAGGTGTATAAGCACGATGTTGTTTACCGCTGACAGGTCGTTTGCAAGCAAGACCTCCTTGCACGTCTCAAGGCTCATATGGCTCTTGATAGTGCGGTTGTATTGGGCTTTGGACACCACGCCCGCCGCAACATTATCCTCC